AAATTCCTCCGAAATACCCGTTTCCGTATTAGTTGCCTTCGGCTTTTTGTTTTCAGCGGTTACCGGTTTTGCCTTCACCGTCTTAACCCTTTTCGTGGTTGCTTTTTTGGGCTTTGTTTTAGGTGTCGGTTTGGGTTTTGCCTTCGGGGTCGCTTTCGGTTTTTGAACCGGCTTCGGTTTAGGTGTTGGAACTGGAGCTTGTTCTTTTGCTTCTGGATTGTCCGCCTTTGCCTTCGTTGGTTTCGCTTTAGCTTGAACCGTTACCGGTGGTGTATATACCGTTGGTTTTGATTGCATCCCTAAGAATTGATTCACGGCTTGGATGTCTGACGGCCTTTGCTTTGGTTCAGGTAGTCCGCCTGTTGGCATCCATTCCCCTTCTTTCTCATCATCCAACACCGTTTCAAGTCTGCTCCTGCAATTGACATGAAGCGGCGGTGTGTTGTTAGCTATCATCGTCAACTCCGACTTGGGAATAAATTTGCCGTTGCGTGCCTTGCATATGTCTGTTGTTAGGTTGTCTAAGACTGCATTGTAACGGTAGCCTTTGACAATTGCTGACGACTGCGATTCATACAACGTCCCTAAGTTAAATGCCCTCGTGCTTTCCGTTCTGGCAATGGCACGGGCCCTTAAATTTGTGAGGTTCTTGATTTTACTGTTCAAATATTTTGCCGCCTGTTCATTGCTCATGCCTTCCAGCATCGTGTCTTTGAACAGCTCCTGAGCTTCCTCTGAGATGTTCTGCATCTGGACTTGTGCAATGTCGAATGAATAAGACTTGAGGAAACTCAATGCGCCTTCCGACGGGCTGAAGTATGCCGCCATGGCATCCGGCTCACTCATAATTTGTTTGAATAGCCGTTTGCCTGCAATCAAATACCATATGTCCTTGTCTTGCCCTAATGCAAATTGAATCATCTGCGCATCGGCTACGTCCAAGAATCGCTTCTCACGCTTCAGGACTTCAATCACCACAGAACCTTTTACGAATACAAATCCGGTAACCAGTGCAGCGTATACAGCCTCTTGAAGCTCATCTGTTACATCAGGCACCGTTCTCTCGTCTGCGTATTGTTCTCTTATTTGCTTGAACGGCTTTCTGAGTCTATACAACATCCGGTTGTTGATTCTGTCATGAATCCTTGCGAAGGCATTGTTACTCAACATCTTTGCTCGCCTCGATGAAGTCCTTGTCCGCTTCCGGGAATCGGAAGAAATCTCTTATAAACGCTTCAGTCGGCTCTAAGATGCCGGCTCCTGTTAGCGTGCTCATGACTTCTGAAAGTGTTTTCATGTCCTCAACCGTTGGTGTGTCCACGATGTCAAACCAGCCATAATCTTGCTTTTCTCCGAATTGGTACTGGATCATGCGCTTGATGACTTGCTCCACCAAATCATTGACAAAGCTCATGGCAACATCTCTTACATTGGATTTGTACATCTCCATGTGTGTCTTTGACATGGCATAGGCTCCTGTTTCGGATGAGTCCATAATCAACTGAGGCACTAACAAGCCTCGGTAAATCATCTTGTTGAGGAAGTCCAGCGTCTTAATAAATGAATCTGACATGTCAGAACCGGGACTTAATGCCGCCATCTTTTCATCTTTTCCGATGGCTATAATGGCTTCATTCCATCCGCCTTCAAATGTTTCCGTGAATGCCGTCGGATTGCCAACCATAGCGTTGAGTAATGGCGTTGAATAACGTTCTGAGCCTCTCGCCCACCATTTAAACATCTCTTTTTTGAACTTCCATGGCCGGTAGATTCTTCTCAACTTCGATTCTCCGTACACGCCTGAACCCATCCTGAGGATGAGTGTCTTATCAGCCGGGATGGTAATCTTCTGGCCTTTGGTTGTCCATATTCGAACGCCTGTCACATCTGATTCATTTGCAACAAATCGCAAATAAAAAGGCGGGGCTGGATTGATTCTTCTCAAATTGATGCCTACTTGCAAATTTTCTACCTGCCATAATTCTTCAGCGACTCCGAATCCGTAACTTATACTGTCAATCATGACTTCTTTCAGTGCTGAACGGATGTTCTTGTTCTCTAAGTTGAATCTATTAGCAACAAAGTCTTTGATGCCTGCATCCTCGTGTTGGTATTCTCCAATCATGTTCATGACTGATCCTGTGAATATCTCAAGAGCTGATGCAATCGTTTCATCTCGTTCTTTCATCTCGTCATAGGTGTTAATCGTAATGTCCGACGGGTAGAAGAACTCATCACCGTATTTGTAATTCAAATCTCGTGCTGTTGCGTATTCGGTTGTATCTATTTTTTTAACTGCCATTGTTCACCGCCTTTCGGGGCCTATTAGTCAAGCAAGGGACTGGGTACAACCTTGCCATCATTCTTTTGTTATGTTCATTCATTTCCGCTAAATAATCTTTGAGGTGCATGTTCTCATCTTGAAGAATCATGTTCTCCTGCTTCAATTCATTGATGATTGCCCATTGCTTTTGCTCTGTTCTTTCAAGGCGGTCATTGACTTTCATCAATATTTTTTCTGTTTCTGTCAATTTCATTCAATCGCCTCCCGGAACCAGTCGATGCCATCGAACTTGTACTTGGTGTATAGCTCTGAATGCCCGGCTTTTATAAGAGCAATATTCCAACATATGAGCTGCCCGTTGTCTGATTCAATCCAAACGTAGCCTAAAATCCTCTTGAAGAAATCCGGGCTGTTTGAATCGTAGGTTATGATGATTCTTTTGCCTTCAAGTCGTTTTGTGAACTCTGAAGCTTCGAGGGCTCCTTCCTCAACGGGCTTTCCGGGCGCAACACTTTCAGGCGTGTCAACGCCACATAGTCTGATTGTTTCTTTTTTGCCGTTGATTTCTACTTTCAGTGTGTCCCCGTCAACAACTCTTGAAACTATTCCAACATCAAAAGAAAAAGCGGTTACCGCTAATAGCAGCACCGCTGTTATGATCAGTCTATTCATTTTTTCACCTTCATTTTTGCAACAAAAAAAGGAGCCTCTCAGCTCCTTTCGGTTGTCTTTTGTTATTTCAATTCTATTTGGTTAATCTTTCAATCGCTTCCATCATTTCCTCGTATGTGTCGTAATAGTAACGAATAATACGCCCCTCTCTGTTCTCAAAATACTCTACAACCTGTTCTAACTTCAATGAGTACATAATCTTTCCGGGGTTCTTTTTCAAGCTCACAAGGTAATATATGCGCTTATGACAGTTAATCCGGTATAAGTCGTCAGTCTTGTTGTCATAACATAAGACGTGCTTCAATCTCGTCTTTGGAATCTTCGCTATGAACATAATATCCGGGTCGTCCGGCCTGAATCTTCCGTTGGGGTTAAATTCTACCATGCTTAATTATAACACTTTTTTCTGGATACGGAGGCGTAAGTGCCGACGTTCTTTGAGTGGGTATAGAGGGCATACCTCATTGCATCCATCAAATGATCTCTGAACTTAACGGGCTCGTCTAAGACATTGCCGTTTCTGTCCTCTTTCCATTTGTAGGTTTGAATCTCCGCTATGAGGTTGGCACAATCAGGGTGTATATAAATCTTTTGCCGTTTCACGTAGTCGATTCCGTCCTTGACGCTCTTGTCTGACGGGTAGATGTTGTAACCTGCCCTACTTATTTCTTCAATCCTCTGAGGTTCCGCAGTGTCCCCGTAGATGTTGGCGTTCTGGTTGTCTATCTTTTCCGGTAGTTTGTTGATGAGATCCTGATTCGTCAGCTTGGATTCGTATAGCTCGTCAAGGATGTATATGTTCCTGTCTTTGATGCCGATTTTAACGAGTGCCGATGGATTGTTATAACCGAAGTCCAACCCATAGATGATTTCATCGAACTTGTCCGGCATGTCCTCCGTAACAGAATAATTATGGTATATGAGGTTGCCGGGCGTGCCCCAGTTTCCGAGGGCGTATATCTGGTAGTAGGTGTGATCCGTTTCTTTTAGCTCTTCAATCACCCGTTTGTACTCTTCATCAATAAATCGGTTGTCTTTGTAGGTTGTCTTGAGGATGAAGGCGTTGTCAATCTGCCTGTCAAAGAAGTAATGCTTGAGCCATGACTGGGAGCTAATCGGGTTGAATGTCAATGTAATCTGCTTGTTGACTTTGCTCTGGCCTCT